TCTTAGTAGGTGACTGGTCTATGGGTGCTCAAATCATGCAAAGAGATGGTATTTCTGTACGTTTCTCTGAGTTTGATGGTAACAACTTCACAGAGAACATGATTACTGTTCGTGTTGAAGCTCGTATCGCATTCCCAATCTACTACTCTGGTGCATTCGTGTACGGAGATTTCGGTAACGTAGCTTAGTCTTAGACTAATCTAAAATATAAGGGGTAGCTAAAAACTACCCCTTTTTTAATGCGTTAAATTTTGACTATTTTTGTAAAAAACATATAGGATGCAAATTGTAAGAGATATAGCGGTTTTGTCTGATACTATAGCAGAGCCAATAACATTAGCCGAAGCTAAAAACTACCTTAGAGTTGATTATTCAGAAGATGACGCATTAATTGAAGCTTTAATCACATCAGCAAGAGTTAGACTTGAGCAATACGCAGGAGTGGCTATGACACAAAGAAACTTGCAAGTGGTAGCTTTTATGAGTGAGTTTATCGAGCTTCCATATGTGCCAATCGGAGTTTTATTGTCAGTTGAGTATTGGAATAATACAGAGTGGATTCAGTTAGAAGAAGGTGATTATAATACTTTAGGAACTAACACAATGAAGGTTTATGCCGTAGCTTATGGCGAAGGCGAATATAGATTTACATATACTTGTGGTTATTGTGATCCTACTCCTACAATGAGAACAGCTTGTTTTAAGATGTTAGCTGACCTTTACGAGTACAGAGAGTCAAGCGTAGAGTCAAGTAAGCCAAGTGCTAACCTAACTACTGCATACGAATTAATGAAGCCTTATAAGAGAATAAATTACATTTTATAATGATAGGTAAACTACACAATAGAATTACGTTTAAAAGCCTTTCTGGGACTTCTGACGGAGCTGGTGGTTATGTTAATACAGAAACTACCTATTACACTTGTTGGGCTCAGATTGCAACCGAATCTAATTCAAGAACAGATATATCTGGTAAGGATAATATTAAAGATGATATTAGATTTAGAATCAGGTATACTACATCTAAAACATTTGATAATAAACTTGTAATTAGTTATAAATCAAATACTTATCTCATAAATTCTGTAATTAATGAAGGAGATAATAATAAATATTTTATAATAGGTTGCTCAACATTAAAATAATGGCAAAATTTGATATTAAAATTAAAGGTGTTGATGCCATAATGAGAAAGATTGAAGCAGCTCCTCAAAAATTTGCTAAAGAATCATCTCAAATTATATATGAAACCGCTAGAGAAGTTGAGGCTATGGCACGTGCAAGAGTAGTTCAAGACACAGGTGGATTAATGCAAAGTATAAGAGCAAATAGGTTAGGTAATGGAGGAGCTATAGTTAAAGCAGGTTTGCCTAATGTATCTAATGGTAAAGGTCATTTAATCAATTATGCTGCTTATGTAGAATGGGGTACAGGTAAAGAGCCTAAAAGATATCCAAATTTAAACAATAACGAGTTAATTTCTTACGCTGCAACATTTAAAGGAAGAGGTATAAGACAGACAAACTTACCTGCAAGACCGTTTATGTATAACTCTGCCTCTGAGACTTTGGGCAAAATGATTAATAAGATTAAGAAGATAAAGATATAAATATATTTCGCTAAATTTGTGTAAATGAAAGACTGCGGATTAGCTATAAGAAAAGCTTATTTTGATAAGCTAAATGAGGAGTCTTACTCTTTGGATGTTTATGATACCATAGCTCCAGACACAGTAAACCCTCCTTTTCTTATTATAAGTAGTCAGACATCAGTAGAGAATAGTGACAAAATGAATTACCATCAAGATGTTACTATTCAATTTGATATAGTATTCAAAAGTTCTAAAATTGGAGAAGTTGGTCAAAAATCAGTAGATGATTGGGCTAATGAGTTATTAGAGATTATAGGAGTTTACCCTATTGATTATCCAAATGCTGGTCCTAATTTTAGAATTGTAACTAGAAAAATAAGTACAAATGATGCTACATTTGATTATGTAGATGAAGCTTATATTTTTAGAAGAGTAATTGTATTTGAACATTTTGTGACTCAAACATTATAAAAAGATAAAATAAAATAAAATGGCAACAACAGGTGTATTTAACGGAACCTCATTGGTTGTATTAGTTGGATCAGAAGTAGTGGCACACGCTACATCTTGTTCTTTAAGCTTTTCTGTAGACCTACCAGATAGCACAGATAAGCAAAGTGGTGGATGGACAGAGCATATCGGTGGTGTAAAGTCTTGGACTTTGACTACAGATGGTTTAGCTACAGTAGATCCTGCTGCTACGGCTTCTTACTACACAACTAGTGAATTAATGACTGCTATTGCTGCAAGAACTGCTGTAACAGTTAAATTTACTACAGTTAGTGGAACAACTCCAGTAGCTGGTGATAGATATTGGTCTGGTTCTGCTTTCATTGATAGTATGGATATAACTGCTGACATGGAGTCTCCAGTAACTTATTCAGTATCTTTTACTGGAACAGGAGAATTGACACAGTCTACTAATCCATAATAACCAAAACAACAACATATATGAGAGGACAATATCAGTTAATTTTGTCTGATGGTAAAGAGGTGCCAATGCGTTTCTGTACATGGAGTCTTAAAAGATTCTGTCAGTTACAAGGTATCGGACCAGCAGAAATAGAAGAAACATTAAGCGGAAAGCAGACTTTAGATGCTATAGTTAATTTGTTTAAGGCAGCAGCTGAATATCATTACATAGCTCAAGGTCAATCACATAACATAACTGAATTTATGGTTTGTGAATGGATAGATGACTTTGGTGGTTTATCAAGCCCAAAGTTTACAGAGATTATGAATGTTTTGGCTGAAAGTTTAAATAGTGGTGTAGAAAGACAAAATAATAGTAACGATTCTGATGAAGTAAAAAAAAATTAGAATGGCGTGATATAGAGAAATTTACAATGGGGGAGTGCCAAGTGCTTCCCCATTTGTTTTGGGATATGACAATGGCAGAGGTTGATTTGGTATGGTATGGATATAAATTAAGGCTTGAACAAGATTGGATTAGAACAAGATGGCAGACAGCAATATTAGTAAATATGCAAATGCCAAAAGGGAAAAAGATAAAGCCTAAAGAGCTAATTGAACTTGATTGCGATAAGCGTAACTTTGTGAAACAAAGAGTGATGACAAATGATGAGTTGCAAGAGGTTCTTAAAAAGTATAAACAAGTATAAATTGTAATAGATGGCGGATAGTCAAATAATAAAAGTAGTATACGACTTTGATTTAGGTAATGCTAAACAATCTACTAAAGAGTTTACAAAATACCTAAGAGAGAATGGTCTTGCCCTTACTGTTGCTAAACAAAGGGGAAAGGAATTAGCACAATCTGCAGATCAAGTTGCAGATAGTATGAATAGGGCTTCAACTGCAACAGGGAAGGCAACTAATTCATTAAAGCAAACAAATATGCAATGGACTAACCTTGCATTAGTTATACAAGATTTGCCTTACGGATTTAGAGGTATTCAGAATAACTTACCTGCTTTAGTTGGGGGATTTGCCGCAGCTACTGGTCCTATTTATTTAGGTATTTCAGCAGTTATTGCCGCTATTACAGCTTGGGATATGGGATTGTTAAATGTCAAAGACACAACAAAGCAAGTAAAAGAAGAGCAAGATTCATATAATGAATCATTAAAAACTTCTATGTCAAGTGCTTTTGGTGAGATAAGCCAATTAAAGTCATTAATATCTGTAATAGAAAATACTGGTATTTCTATCGATAAAAGAAAAGCTGCCTTAAGAAAGCTCCAAGACGAATACCCAGAGTATTTTAAAAATATGTCTATAGAAAAGACAAAAATTGAGGAACTAGACACAGCCACAAACAACTTAACACAAGCAATAATTGCAAGAGCAGAAGCAAACGCAATGACTTCTGAGGTTGAGAAATTAGCTACTCAAAGATATGAAAACACAAAACAAATAGAGGCTAATGAATTAGCAATTTTAAATCTTACAAATAGCCTTGCAACTCTTAGTAAAGAGTCTCAATATGTAAGTGGTGGCTTATATGCTGGTGCAAAAAAACTAGCATCTCCTTATACTTTAGCATTAGGAGAAATACAAAAATTAGAAAATGCAAATAAAACATTAAGAACTTCAAATGAATCTGTAGGTCTTTCTATTGCAAAGCTTCAAAATTCTATAAACTTTAGAGCACCACAAACAACTCTTTTAGATGTTCCTCAAGAAAAAGTAACAAAATTAAAAAAGGCATTTGATGTAACCAAAGCGATTGCACTAGAAATAGCTAAACTAAGAGCTAAAGAACCTGAAATGGTAGAACCAAGAGATACTGCTGGTGATTATGCTGCTCAAATGTTTGATTATGGTTATTTATCAATGAATCAATTCTTTAGAGAATCTAATGAAAACTTTGATAAATTAAAAGAAAAAGCAAAGAAATCTGCAGAAGCATTATCTACACTAGGGAAGGGCATTATGGCTGCATTGGGACCATCTTTAGATGCATTATTAGAAAAGGGTGCATCTTTAGGAGAAACTCTTGTAAAAGCTTTAAAAGACGTTTTAAAGCAATTAGTTAAAGTGGCTTTAGCTGCTGCTATAACTGTACTACTTTTATCGGCATTGGGCATAGTAGATTTTGCTGAATTTGGGAAAAACTTTGCTACATTATTTAAAAGTGGAATGGGATTTTCTCCACAAACATTTAATCCAACACCTGATGCTTCTGGTAAAACACCTGGAATATTAGACACGATTAAAGGTTCTTCAAGTACAATTAATGTAGTTGGCAAGATAGCAGGAGGAGATATATTATTAGCTAGTGAACAAGCACAAAGAAATAACGAAAGCACATTCTAATGGCATACGGATTAAAATACGAATTAATATTTGATGACATCTTTGCAAATCAAACACAAGTGATAAAAGATGTATATAGAATTAGAATATATAAAGATGGTTACTCTTCTACTACATATTCATTAATTGGAGGTAGAAGTCCAATTATAATTGATACTGCAGATACTGAAGGTAAATCCTTTATGCCTATTATATCTAAAAGGGCTACAGTTAGTGTTATAAAGGATGCTAATTTAAACGTAGAGGAATTTTTTACTGCAGAAGATACAGACTTTAAATTAGTAGTTGAAAAGGGAACAAATAACAATGGTACATATACTTATACCGAAACATTATTTATAGGAACATATATACCTGTAGAACAAATAGTATTTAGTCCTGTAGAGATACAAGAATTGACTTTAGTGTTTAATGATGGTTTATCTAACCTTAAAGAAAAGAAAATCTATTATGATAATCTATTTGTAGTAGGTTTTAATGCTGGAGAAACATATAGCTTTAAGGATTTACTTACAAATGCTTTATCTCAAAATGGACTTCAACTAAGCTATAATATAAATTGGTACTATAAAAACACTACATTATCTGACAGAGAACCTGAAAATATGTTTGTAGAGAAAAATAGCTTTATGGATTCTCCAGGTTCATATATAACATGGTATGATGTATTACATGGTATATGCAGAAAGTTTGCTTTTATATGTCATCAGAAGAATGGTGAGTATTATTTGACTTCTTATGCTTCTTTAACAAGAACAAATAGCAGATCATATTATAAATATTTATATGATGGAACTTATAGTAGTACAATAACTGAAACAGACACAATTACAACTATTGATGCAACTGATGACTTTAAACAAACAAATACATCATTATTAGTTACATTATCTAAAGGTAATAAATCATATACCCAAGTATCTACTGTTCAAAATGGAATACAAGCTGTATTAAACGGAGATTTTAGCTCATGGGCTAATTCTACTACAGCAGATGGATGGGGTATTGGAATGACATATCAAAGAGATGGAACTAATAACCAACTTAGAGCATATACAGCTCAAACTACAGGGTTAGGAATGGGTGGATTTATTGAATCTCAGCCTATAGAAGTAAAGAAAGGAGATGTTGTATCTATATTTAGTGACATAAATACAAGCGGATTATATCAAGAAGCTGCTAGAGTTGTTTTAGTTAGAGATGGTAAGCCTGACTTTTATTGGAATCCAAATGGAACATTCCAAGATATAGACTACATTTTAAATCATAATAGCTTTGATTCGTCTACAAGTAAATATACATATATACCTGATGATGGTATATTATATGTTAGAATATACCAACCATACTATACAGGTGGAACAATACCTAACCTTTATATTTATGTAGGTTATTTTAGAATACAGTACTTTGGTGTAAACTCTAAAGTACAAAACTTTGATAGTATAAATTATGAGGCTGCAAAAGATAGCTTATTTAATAGAAGTAGTGATTCATATGAAGATTTAACTTTCTTTGCAAATGAAGCCTTAATTAATACTATACAAACTGAGGTAGTTTATACAAACGCCAATAATGTAGGAGCATCAAGATTTATGGGAGCATGGCTAACATCAGGAAGAAGTTCAGTTGTTGATACATGGCAAAGAGATGGTGCTGGATCTACAGATACTTTATTTAATTTTGTATCTGAAGATGTAGGTGTAGACGAGTTATATAATCAATTAAAAATTGAAGGTGATTTCTTAACTGACGGTTATGATATAACTAAAAAGTTTAGTTATTCTTATGCTACAGGTATAGGATCATCAACATATATATTAGTTGGTTATAAATATGACTTAAAAAGAAAAACTCAATCCGTAAAGCTATTTGCAATTAATTATGGACTATCAACAAATATTACTAGAAATTTATATTTAAACTCGAAATAATGGCATCAGCAATCAATGGAACAAACATAGTGCTTTATTATTATGACAATGCTACAAGTACAGGTGTGCCATTTGGTGCATCTACAAGCTGTACTTTAACAATGTCAAATGACCAAGTAGAAATAACTACATCGGAATCAGATGGATTTAGACAATATAAATCAGCACAAACAACTTGGAGTGTTTCTTGTGATGGTTTTGTTGCTTTAAGTGATAATTACAACTACGCATACTTATCACAATTAATGTTGGATAAAGAAGCAATTACAGTTAAATTTTCTATAGATAATGATAATGGAGATGGGAGTCATGATTTAGGATTTACAATATTTACAGGTCAAGCAAATATTTCATCTTTGTCACTTACTGGACCAGTAGAAAATGCATCAACATATAGTGTAACATTAACTGGTAATGGCGGTATATCAATAGATGGAGTAGAAGTAACACAAGAGGGAATATTAATTGGGAGTCAAATTGTAAAAATGTTTGATTATACTGCATCAGGTGGTGAAACATCAAAGACTTGGGCTGGTTCAATAGGTTTTGAATGCTTTAGTGTAACAAGAGGAGGAGTAGAGGTACAAAATATATTAACAAGCGGAGTACCTACAGGTAATGATGTTATGTTTAATACGGCAACAGGAGTTTTAACATTTGGGACTGCATTAGTAGCAAATGAATTTGTAAGAGCATTATTCAAATAATATGGCACAATTAGTACTAGCAAATATTTTAGCAGGTTCAGGTAACGTACTTGCAGGTGGCGACAACGATGGTAATGTAACCAAGATAACCATAGGTAGTGGATTAACATTATCAGGTGGTGTTCTTACTTCAAGTGGTGGTACATCGTTAACCTTAACCACAACTGGCAATAGTGGTGCTGCAACTCTTGTTTCTGGTACCTTAAATATTCCAAATTATAGTTTAACTGGGTTGGGTGGTGTTCCTACAACAAGAACGCTAACAATTAATGGAACAACTTATGATTTATCTGCTGATAGAACATGGACTATAGCAGGAGGGGTTACAAGCGTTTTTGGTCGTACTGGAGCAATAGTGGCAGTTAGTGGCGACTATAATACAGACTTAGTTACAGAAGGAACAACAAACCTATATTACACAAATACAAGAGCAAGATTGGCTTTTAGTGCCAATGTAGGCTCAGCATTGACCTATAATAGCTCAACTGGTAGATATACCTTACTTGCTGCAGATAGTGGCACGGCAGGGTATTTAACAGCTTCTGATTTTAACTATTTTGCTGCAAAACAAGCTTCATTAGGAACTGGCACAACAAGTCAATATCTTAGAGGTGATTTGGTATGGGCAACTCCACCAGCACCAAACTTAGATGACTTAGGAGATGTAGGTATTACAAGTCCTACAAATGGTCAGTTACTTAGATATCAATTAGGAACATGGATTAACTTCACTCCTACTTATGTTGCAGCTGGTTATTTTTCAGCTACTGCTCCTTTATCTTATGATAGCGGAACTGGGGTATTTAGCATTAGTCAGGCTGGTTCAGGCTCTAATGGTTATTTATCCAGTACAGATTGGAATACCTTTAATGGTAAGCAAAACCAATTAAATGGTACTGGCTTTGTAAAGGTTAGTGGTACAAGTGTATCATACGACAATAGCACATATTTAACGACTTCAAGTGCTGCAAGTACATACTTACCTTTAACTGGTGGCACCTTATCAGGTAGTTTAACGGCTACTGGTTTCTTTGAGTCATCAGATAAGCGTCTTAAAACGCAATTAGAGGCGAATTACGCCCCTCAAAATATTGGTGATATACAAGCCTACCTTTACATAAAAGATGGCAAGGAAGAGGTAGGATATTACGCACAAGAGATATCAGAGATTGTGCCATCTGCTGTGTCAGAAGGTAAAGATGGTTTTTTAACTGTAGCCTATAATCAAGTTATGGTTGCTAAGATTCAATACTTAGAAAACAAGCTAAAACAATTAGAGCATGAGTTGGGCAGGAATAGCAAGTAACCAATGTATTAGTTGGAATAACCTAAAGGATGCCGTAGATACTGGGGTATTTATGGGTGCTGAAGCTGCTGTACCTCCTGGTTCAAAACAAGTTACAAGGGCTGAGGCTGAACAATATGCCGTTATTAATGCTATCACATCTAAGGCAACAAATCAGCTTCCTGTAAAGTCTGACTTAGTAGCTAAAAGTGGTGTATACAAATGGAACATATCTGACAATGGGGATACGTCTTTAAATGCATGTTCATTGTTCCTTGATCCTAATACTATAGCATGGACTAATACTGCAACACCTACTACTGGAACTGTGTTTTATGCAGACTATAATTTTACAACAATATTTCCTATGAGTGGATACACAGGTTTATTCTTACACTATAGGGCTTTTGGCGATACTGGTGCAGGTTTTAGGGCTAGATTTAACCTATCTACCTCTACAATAAACAACGCACCTGCAGCTTGTTAGGCATTGTCTAATAATTGGTTATTTTTGTAAAAATATATTATAATGTCTTGTTTAAGTACAAATGCTGATTTTAGACCAGCACAATATAACATCTCAATATGGCGAAATGATACTTGGAGTCAAGTAATGGTAATTACTGCTAATGAAGTACCTGTTAGTTTAGTAGGTGCTGAAGTAGAGATTCAAGTGAGAAAGAAGCCTAATTCTACAGACGCTGAGATGACCTTAACCGAAACTAACGGAGGCATCACAGTTGGAGGTGTTAACAACAATCAAATCACCATTAATTATCCTGTTGATATAGCTGCTGGAACCTATGTTTATGACATGGTTGTAGTATTTCCTAATGGAAATGAAAAGACTTATATATGGGGTAATTTTATTGTTTACGAAGATATAACTAAGATATAATGAGTACAGAAATAACTGTAGTTAACGACATAGTAGAAATAAACGTACAAGAAGATGTAATTGTGATTGAAGCTCCATCAGGGGCTTATCCTTTACCTACTGGTGTTTATTCAGTATATGGAAGGACTGGTAACGTAGTGGCTCAAGATGGCGATTACAACCTAACTCAGTTAGGAGATGTAACCATTACAAGCCCTGCTACTGGTCAAGTATTAAGATACAATGGTACAACATGGGTAAACTCAACTGAGTCTTATGTAGGTACTGTTACGTCAGTAGCAATGACTACACCTACAGGACTAACTGTAACTGGATCACCAATCACAACATCAGGCACTTTAGCTGTTGGTTTACAATCAGGTTATTCAATCCCTACTGATGCTAATCAATCTTTATGGACTACTGCTTATAACGACAAGATTAATAGTGCATCTGTAACTGGAACAACTACTAAGACTTTAACACTTAACCAACAAGATGGTGGAACTGTTACTGCTACTTGGAGTGATTATGATACTGCTCCAGTAACTTCGGTGTTTGGTAGAACTGGTGATGTAGTAGCACAAAGCGGAGACTACAATACTTTACAAGTAACGGAGAATACTAACTTATACTTTACAGAACAAAGAGCAAGATATTCTGTAAGTGGTGATGCTGCAAGTGGTGTTGTTTATTCTAACACTACTGGTATCATAGCTTTAGACGATATTCCAAATACAAGTTTATTCAATGATTCAGTTACAGTTAATGGTAAGACAGTTGCATTAGGTGCATCTACTACTTTGACTACAACTGACATCGGAGAAGGGACTAATTTATATTTTACAACTGCAAGAGCACAAGCTGCAATAAGCGGAACTGCTCCTATCAGCGTAGCAAGTGGTGTGGTTTCTATTAGCCAATCTGGTCCATCTACAAATGGATATTTAAGTAGTGCTGACTGGAACACATTTAACGCAAAACAATCAGCTTTAACATTAGGTAATTTAACATCAAGTGATATTACTGTAACTGGCGGAAGCGGTGCGGTTGTAGGTTCTGGTTCTACATTGACTTTAGCAACTGTTAATAGTAACGTAGGAACATTTGGTTCATCTACTGCTATCCCAGTAATTACGGTGAATGGTAAAGGTTTAGTAACGGCAGTAACAACAGATGCGGTGTTCATTCCATCTGGTGCTTTAAGTTTTATAGGTGATGTAACTGGAACTGGTAATACTGGCTCAAACACTACTTTAACTTTAGCTACTGTAAACTCTAACGTAGGTGCTTACGGTGATTCGGTTACTGTACCTACAATAACTGTAAACGCAAAAGGATTAGTAACAGCTGCAAGTCAAACGGCTATTCCTACTGCTACATCAAGTGTAACTGGTTTATTGACTTCTACTGATTGGAGTACATTCAATAACAAACAAGCACAATTAAACGGAACTGGATTTGTTAAAGTAAGTGGCACAACTGTTTCCTACGATAACTCAACATATTTAACAACTATTGAAGGCATAGCTGCTGGTGGTGAACTTAGCGGAACTTATGCATCTCCTTCTTTAGTAAACTCTGCCGTAACTGGTAAAGTCTTAACTGGCTTAAACGTTACTGGTGGTTCGGTAGTAGCTACTGATTCTATCTTAGATGCTTTTGGTAAAGTACAAAACCAAATCAACGGATTGATTGGTGGTTCACAATATCAAGGTACTTGGAACGCTTCAACAAATACTCCAGCTTTAGCAAGTGGTGTGGGAACTAAAGGTTACTACTACATTGTTAGTGTTGCTGGTTCTACTAACTTAGATGGAATTACTGATTGGAACTTAGGAGACTGGGCTATCTATGATGGTACTGCATGGCAACAAGTAGATAATACAGATGCCGTTGTAAGTGTAAACGGATTTACTGGTGCAGTTTCTTTGACTACATCAAACATTGCAGAGGGTACAAACGAATACTTCACAACTGCAAGAGCAAGACAAAGCGTAAGTGCTGGAACTGGCATAAGCTATGATAACTCAACTGGTGTTATTACGAATAGTGCACCTGACCAAACAGTCAGCTTAACTGCATCAACTGGTATCTCTACAAGTGGTACATATCCTAACTTTACGATTACTAATACTGCTCCAGACCAAACTGTAAGTTTAACAAGTGGTACTGGAATTAGTGCAACTGGAACTTACCCAAGTTTCACAATAACAAATACTGCCCCTGACCAAGTGGTTGGTTTAACTGGTGCTGGTACTACATCGATTACTGGTACTTATCCAAACTTTACTATAACAAGTAATGACCAATATGTAGGAACTGTAACAAGTGTTGGAATTACAGAAAGTGCTGCTGCTTTAACAATTACTGGAAGTCCAGTTACGACAAGCGGAAACATTAACATTGGATTTGCTGGTAATAGTGGTCAATATGTAGCTGGTGATGGTTCATTAGTAACTTTCCCAACTGTTGTTACTCAAGCACAAAACTTAGTAACAGAGGTTTACAATAATAGCGGTGCAACAATCACAAAAGGAACTGTTGTTTATATCAATGGTGGTCAAGGTAACTTACCTACTATCACAAAGGCACAAGCTAACACAGAGGTTGCATCAAATCAAACTATTGGTTTAGTAAGAGCAGACATAACAAACATGAACAATGGTTATGTAACTGTTGCTGGAACATTAATAGATATTGATACAAACGGTTTCTCAACTGGTCAAACTTTATATTTAAGCCCAAGTGTGGCTGGTGGATTTACTGCAACCAAGCCAACAAGTCCAGACCATATTGTATATGTAGGTATCGTAGTAAGAGCACATCCAACTCAAGGAGTTATTGAAGTAAAAATTCAAAATACACAAGAGTTAAGCGAGAGTGCTGATGTGTTAATCACAACTCCAACTAATGGTCAAATTTTACAATATAACGGCACTACATCTCTTTGGAATAATGTAGCTGGAACTACATCAAGTATAGCAGAGGGTTCTAACTTATATTATACAGATGCTCGTGCAAGAGGTGCAATTAGTTTAACGACTACTGGCAACAACGGAGCATCAACATACAATAGCACAACTGGTGTTTTGAATGTGCCTACTTATACCTTAGCTGGTTTAGGTGGTATCAACTTAACATCTTTAAGTGCTACAAGTCCTTTATTATACGATAATACAACTGGAGTATTCTCAATACAACAATCAAGCGGCTCACAAGCTGGTTTCTTATCTGCTGCTGATTGGACTACGTTTAACTCTAAGCAAGATGCTTTAGGGTTTACTGCGGTACCTACAACAAGAACATTAAGCATTAACGGAACTACATACGATTTAAGTGCAGATAGAAGCTGGACAATCACTCCGAATGTAAACGCTACTAATACTCAAGACTATACTGCTACTGCTGCTCAAACAACTTTCACAGTTACTGGCGGTTACACAGTAGGTCAATTAGCGGTTTACTACAATGGTTCTAAATTAGCTGCTGCTGAATATACTGCTACTAATGGCACTACATTTGTTTTAGCTACTGCATGTCAAGCTAATGACATAGTACAAGCGGTTGTATCTGTAACTGGTGGTGGTATAGGAGGTAGTGGTACTACTAATTACATCTCTAAGTGGACTGCATCTGGTGTGTTGGGGAATAGCTTAATATATGATAATGGAACTAATGTAGGTATAGGAAATACAAACACTACATATACTTTTGATGTTACTGGTACAGGTAGATTTACAAGTACTTTATTGGTGGGAGGTGCTGCTACATTCTCAAGTAGTGTAACGGCAAATAGTGCTTCAATAAGAACAAGTGGAGCATTAAATATGTATACTACAGACAATAGTAATTATTCATATATACAAAATAGCGGTGCAACAAGTGGTGCAAATAATTTAGGATTTTATGTATCAGGTGCAAGTCCTGATTTATTTATAAAGGCAAATGGTTATGTAGGTATAGGAACGAGTAGTCCAAGTACCTTATTACATCTTAATTCAACTTCGACTCAATTAACGTTGCAAAATACTGATGGAGGTAGCAATGCAGAAAGGGTAGGCTTATTCATGACTGGTGGTGATACTTTTAAATTAATATCTTTAAACGATAACAATACAACAAGAGTAGATAATATTTTAGTTGCAAATGTTTTAACTGGTAATGTAGGAATTGGTACAAGTAGTCCTAATGCACCATTAAATGTAGTTAAAGATGATGGAGTAGCTGCTGGTTTGCATATTTTAGCAGACTTTAACAGAAATACATCAAGTGCAGAATTAATATTAGGTTATTACGGAGATGGAACAAATGTAACAACTAATGCAGTTTATTCAGCTAATAGTTTGCCATTAGCTTTTTATACTGGTGCTACAGAAAGAATGCGTATTACTTCTTCTGGTAATGTAGGAATTGGTACAAGTAGTCCTCAATTTTCATTAGCATTGCCACAAGATAGTAAGGTAGGATGGAATGATGCTGCAAGTGCAAAAAGAGGCTCTATTACTGTTAATAGTTCAGCAGATGCAATGGTGTTTGCAACTGGCACAAGTGATACCGAAAGAATGAGAATTAGAGATAGTGGGGAAGTTTTAATGCATTCTACAGCTTTTGATAGTACATTAAATGGTCAATTATTTGGTACGGGTGGGGATACATATTTTACAAGAACAAGTGGAAGTGTTTTGTATTTGAATAGAAATTCAACTAATGGGGTAATACAAGTTTTTCAATATAATGGCTCTACTACTGGTACAATTTCAACTAATGCTAATTCCTTACCATCTGATTTAAACTTTAAGAAAGATATTTCTAATATTTCAATAGGATTAGATTTAGTTTCTAAGTTAAGACCAGTACATTACAGACACAAGATTGATGATGATAATGAGCCTTTATCTAATGGTATTATTGCTCAAGAATTAGAACAATCTTTATTAGAATGTGGTATTGAGAAAAATAGTCTTTTAATGTTGCAGCATAAGCCTAATGAAAAAGAAGGCGAGTCTCAATATTGGGTAGATTATACTAAAATGATACCAGTACTTATCAAAGCAATCCAAGAGCAGCAAAAGCAAATTGACGAATTAAAACAATTAGTAAAATAAAATATTATGGGTTTAACACAAAAGTTAGGTACAATCCCTTTAGCAATATTTACAGACGCATCTAATAACATAGGTATAGGTGGCTCTCCTTCTGGTAGCTATAAGTTTGAAGTTACTGGAGGTGGCGCTGGTGTGAGTACTGGTGATTTTTATGTAGATAGTGCAAATAACGCAGTTTATGTAGGAAAGCAAAGCTCAAATAGTGGTGATAATACTAAATTTTATGTAAGAAATAGAATAAATACTTTAACTGCATTATCTGTTGATCCGGGTGGAAATGGTTCAGTTGATGTGGTTGGTACATTTACAGCAACAAGAGGGGTAAAATTAGCAACAGCAACAGGACAAGTTTTAATAGGAAGTAATACATCAACTATTGGTACTGCATTAGAAGTAGTAGGAGATATATATGCATCTAATAAAATATATGCAGTAAATGGAACTGCTGCTAATCCTTCTATAAGATTTTTTGCTGGTGCAAGTGGTTTATATTCTACAACAGGTGATGATTTGGGAATTACAACAAATGGTACAAGTAGATTATATATATCTTCAACAGGTACTGCTACTTTATCAGGAACATTTGTACAAAGTCCTTCTTCAGGTTCAGGTGGTTTCTATATTGATAGGGGCACAAGTACACAATCGCCTTACATATCTTGGTTTAATGGTTCAGGTACAAGATTAGGTTATATGGGTTATTCAAATACTAATGTTGGATTATATTTAGAAAATAGTGCAAATTTTGTAGTAAGTGGTGGTAATGTATTAATTGGAACAACAAGTGCACCATCTGCTTATGGTCTTGTTGCAATTAGAGGAACCAATCAAGGTTTAACAATACAAGATGCGGTATCAAATGGTTATAGGTCTTTATATTATCAAAGTGGTAATTTATATTTTTACAATGGTACAAATGAAGGTTATTTATCTTCTGGTGGTACTTGGGTAAATGCTTCCGATGTTACTTTAAAGAAAGATGTAAAAGAAATAGAATACGGACTTAAGGAAGTAATGGAATTAAAACCTAAGTGGTATAGAATGATTGAAGATGATTTAGAGCAAATTGGATTTATTGCTCAAGATGTAGAAGAAGTATTACCAGAATTAGTAAGTACAAGTGAAAAAGGGATGAAAGGATTATCTTATGGTCAATTAACTGCCGTACTTGTTAAAGCAATCCAAGAATTAGAAGTTAAAGTATCAGCATTAGAGAATAAAGCATAAATTTGTAAAAAATAATCATATGACATTAAGCAACGAACAATTACAACAGTTAGAAGCTATCTTATTGGAAACACCATTCAAGTATGCTCAACCTATTTTAAACATCTTACAAAAGGCTGCTCAAGAACAAGCACCAAAAGAAGAAGTAAAAGAGAACTAATATGATCCGTATTAAGGACATTATTCTTGTAGCCATAGTATTCGTATTATGGCTACTTGTTTTTAAGAATAGTACCTACATTCCTAAGAAGGTGGACTTTAGCAATATGCGTAACTATCGTAAGATTGAAGAAGTGCATGACACTATCTACAAAACTGATACTATAGTTAGGTATAAGAAAGGAAAAGATATACAATCGTATATCATTTTAACCGATACTGAGAAGCTATATATCCACGATACGCTTCGTATATTAAATGATTATTATACGATTAAGGCTTATACAGACACTATTTATAAGGATAGTAATAACTTTGTCATTACAGACACAATAAGCCAAAATAAGATACTTTCTAGGTCTTTTAAGGCTAATTTGGCTGAAAAAACCATAACAACCAAGCAAGTTTATGTAGAGAAACCTAAGAATACCCTTTTTTGGGGCTTTAGAGGCGATTTTAGACCATCTGAGGGCTTTCAAGTACTAAGTCCTTCCTTGATGCTAAATGCCAAAAATAAGGCTCTAATAGGGCTTAGTTTGGATTTGTATAGAAATAACACTATTGGCTACTCAGGTAGCTTATATTTAAAAATTGGTAAAAAATGAACTATGGGGAGACATTTATGAGTAAACTGAAGGAGCAATCCTTTACAATACTCATTTTGGTTGGAATAATGTACTACCAAAATACCCTATTTACCAGTCAGATGAACGAATATAAACTGATGATTAAGGCTAAAGAGGACTTGATCCTAAAGCTAACTGACGATGAGAGACAAAGATTAATAGACAGAGAGAAGTATTTGATAGAACAAAGAGATGAATTTATACAAGATTTAAAAAGTAGAATAAAATGAGACAATTCTTTTGTGAAGATAATGGCAATTTAAGTATGAAACGTTTATGTGGTTTATTATGTGTACTAACGCTATGCGTTACTATGTACCATAATAGCTTTAGCCCATTAGAAACAGCTCCTGCTGAATCTTTAGTGTATGCAGTTGCTTCTTTAGCATTTGGTTGTCTTGGTTTAACTACAGCAGAAAAAATATTTAAAAAATAACAATGTCACACTTCAACGA